CTCTTTCCCTACACGACGCTCTTCCGATCTGAAGCGTTGACACCGTGGTACGTGGATGTGGAAGCGCTGACACCGTGGTACGTGGATGTGGAAGCGCTGACACCGTGGCACGTACTAACACACCGGCACCGTGCGTGCATGTGGAAGCGCTGACACCGTGGTCCGTGCATGTGGAAGCGCTGACACCGTGGTCCGTGCATGCACACAGACATACACGCACCGGCACGCAGACACACGCAGACACAGGCAGACACACGCAGACAGACGTGAGGTCAAACACACAAACACACACGCACACACCGTCGTTGACCTCGTTTCTTGCTCTCTACCTGTACAGGTGTCACCCATCCATCGCGTGAATCGCGGCGTTTGCGATGACCTCGTCGGGCACGTCCCATAGTCCTTGACGGCCCACGAATGGTACCGGATGCGTCAATAGTTGCGCGTGTTGAAGCAACCATCCCCACCGGCCCGGACGATAATCGCCGAATGCGAACTCTGGACCGGACTCCTCGTTCACCTGCACGAGGAGATCCTCGGTTGCCACGCAATCGACTAGTTCGACGGTGCCAAGGATCATCCCCAACGGCGTGTTGCTGTGGCGTCCCTCGGGGAACGTCCCGTCGAGGCCGTAGAGAGCGGATCGAAATGGCTCTGCCTCGCAGAGGTCGGCCAGGTGTTTGTTCCACTTCTTGCCGGCGTGAATCGCGAGCTTGCCCCGGTACTTTGTGTTCCAGGAGCGGGTTTCAATGTGCTTGGCTCCTAGGATCACGAGGCTTGCCCACGGCTGAACCAGGGTGATTGCTTTCATGACTTAGGCCTTCGAACATCGCATGATTGTTGCCCTCCGCTCTCGGCTGCTGAGTCCATCGACAAGCCGAACTATCCATCGACTCTGTTGACCGTCGATGCACAAGGTACTCTCGGCATCGGTAGGAGGACAATCCGTTGGATATCTCAGGATGAGAAACGCGGGACCCAGATGAGTAATTGGGTGCACCTGGTCGCCTATGCGTAGCTGCATCTTCACGTCCGCCGAGTAACCTTCTGGTTCGCTCGCGATCGAATTGTTGATGTCGTGGTCCATATTCCATTATCGACCAAATCCTAAGTAAAAACGTTGCCGTGGTGTGCCCACGGCGCAATAGGCGTCCCTCCCTCGCTCTCCTTGATAAGCGGGGTTCACGGCCCTGACTGTATCCGAACCGTGAACGCCGCTCAAGCTTGGCTGGCACCTACGGTAATAGGCCAAGGTCCTCGGCTGTCTTCTGGGCGAGGGCGGCGATCTGGACTAGCTCGGCCAGGAGTGCTGCCGCGGTCCGTTTCGCCGCCTTCTTGCGGACCTCCTCCCAAAATTCGTCTACTTCCTCCAGGATGAGGCTGTAGCCTTCGTGTACGCTGTGGATCGGCTTGTGTTTGGAGCGAGCTTTGACGAGTTCTTCAACGACCAGGTCGCGGAACATGTTACCCCTTTCGATGTTGCTTGGCGTTGGGACACGTCGCGTAGTGGCTCCGGTATCGCTTCGTGTCGGGATGCTGTTGCAGGTAGAACTCCATCTCGTCTGCGGTTAATACCTTGGCGTCGCCCCTGGCACTCGTTAGAAGCACGTTTCCTTGTGCGTGCGGCTCCGGGTCGATGGGCATGAGCTTGCCCGAGTCGAGAACAACCCACCGCATGCTTGCTCCGCAGGATTTACATGGACTCGTCATGGCGTAGGTCTCCTTCGAGGCGCTTGACCTCGTCTTCGAGCTGGCTAATCCGCTCAAGTAGCCTCATGATGATTCGGCGCTGTAGGAGCGGGTGTGTTTGGTCGTACCTTTCTAACACCAGGTTTATTTCTTCGTCGGTCCAGGTGTCCACTGGCTGCATGGGGGGTGTTCTCCAATAACGAACGGCTTGTGTCGATCCTCCTACGTCTTGCTGGCGAGGATGGTCTCTGCGTCCGTGTGATTGATGACGTGCACCTTGGGGTTGAGGAACCAGTCGGTGATCGAGGTCCCCGCCGCGATCGCCGACATGCCGGTTACCTGGTGACTGGCGACGTTGGTCAAGGCCTGGAAGAGGCCGAAGGCGTTGTCCGGCTCCTTGCCTAGCTGATCGATGACCTCGCCCCATTTGCTTTGCGGCATGGCCACGTTGTGCTTGGTTTCGATTAGCAGCTGCCGGGTTAGCGGCACGCCCTGCAGGTCGCGGATCGCCGGGGCCACGGCCATGACGTTGGTGATTCCCTTGGCGATGCCGTCGAGGGCGTCTGTCTGGTCCACCTGGTCCACCGAGCTGTGCCGCCAGGCGAAGAAGCCGAAGCGATTGCGGCTGTGGTACTGGTTTGTGCACGTTGGGTTGAGGGCGTAAACCTCAAAACCCACCTTGCGGCTGCCGTCATAGGAGTTCCACGTCATCAGGCCGATATGCAGGTCCAAGCCCATCGACACCACGGGATGGCGACTGGCGAAGAAGGCGACGAAATGCTTCCCGTTAAAGAGCGTCTTGAGGTGGTTGAAACCGCCAACGCTCTCGGGCGCCCGGCTCATGATGTCCTCGGCGATGTCGTAGACCTTGCGATTGGACATCAGCTGGTAGTCCTTGCTGACGAAGCCCTGTAGCTGGAAGTTGCCATCGTCATCCTGGACGCGGATGGCTAGCTTGCTGCTGATGACCTTGCCGCCCACGGTTACCTTTTGTAGCTCGACGGGGGCGAACGGACTGGAGAAGGTACTTGCTTTCATAATGAACCTCTTGGGTTAAAGGGATACTGCTGGCTGGTTGCCTAAAGATTACGGGTTAATTCTTGCCAGTTGCTCGATGCCGCTTCCAATAGCCGGCGATGTTCCTCCTCCTCGGCGACGGCGTCGGCCCACGATGCACGATCGCGAATGGTGTCAATAAACTGGCGGACAAGACCGGCTAACGTGTCGGGTTCGAGCGCGTCGAGTTCCCAGCTTTCGTCGCCGTATACCTGGATGTACTGAGCGTAGCGGCTGTCAGTCGTCTTGGCCGGATTGGGCGGCGGCTGGAACTCCTCGACCTGGCCCATGTTCAGGGCCAGCCGTTCGAGGTGGATGCTGCCGGCAAATAGCTTGAGGCGGTCCATGATGTCCCGGGTCATGTCGATCCCGCTGGGATCATGATCGCCGAAGTGAAGAATGATTGGCGTCTGCCCCTGGCGACGGATTCGTTGCAGGCGCTGCCCGGCGGCCCACATTTCGCTTTGAGATGTGTAGCCGCGGCATGAAAAGAAGGGAACCTGAAGGGCGTCGCAAACCCGTTCAAACACTCCTGCCAACGCTTCCTTTTCGATCCATACCTCGACGCGGCACGGTTGAGTGGCCCACTTGTCGATCAGAAACTGCTTGGCGCAGGCACCGATAATCTCCTGCGGCCCTCGCCAGTGGGAGAGTTCATGGAGATTGCGTGTTCTGTCCTCGATGGCGGACCAGTCGATGGCCCCGGTGAGGCGCCCATCGTTGATGATACTCCCGAGCCGTTTATAGCTCTGGGTGTTGTTGGCAATGAGGTCGCGGGCAACGAATTGGTAGTAAAGCTGGCGAAGCGTCAGCGCGTAGCCTTGCTGGGCGTATTCGGCGATGATGTCGTTCGCCTGGTCGATCAAAGCGAGCGTCGCATCGGAGAATCGATGTTCGATATAACAGATTCGTGGCATGAATTACGGACTCCCCTGTTGGGCGGGCGGTTGGTGTTCAACGGCTGGCATGTTCCCTTGAAGCATGCCGGCGACGGCTTTGCGGGCGTCGGGAAACGGGGCCAGGAGCTGGAGAAGTCGGGCCATCAGACCCAGGACGTCGACGTCGTCCTTGGCGGCCTTCGGAGAGGGCTTGACGGACACTGTCCAGCCCTTCCCCTCCTCGGTCTCGCGGCCCGGCCCGCGGGTCAGCCAGGCGAGAGGTGCGTCCTTGAACGCCTTCATTTCCGCGGTGATCCGGGCCTGAGCCATGGCCTGGATCACCTCGAGTTGGAAGTCGCGGTAGACCTTGCGGGCGCGCGGCTGGCTGGCCTTGCGAATCCAGCCGGCGAACACGTCGCGCGGGATTCCGGCCGCCTCGGCCGCGATATGCGGGAAGGCCCCCGAGCGGAGGAACGCGCATATGGCCTCCTGAACCTTGGGCGTCAGTGGATACCGTCTCCTGGGCATACTTACCCCCCGTGGAGCGCCCGGGCCACGATGGGCGAGAGCGCTGGCCCGATGTACTCAAAGCCTGCCGTCAGGCGCCGGGTGGCGTGCCGGAAGCCCTTGTACGGCTTCTTCTTTTCGATGCCCCCGAGACTCGGTTTCCGGGTCATGCGCCAGTCTTGGGAGCGGTTGCGACTGGCGATGAAGGCCGGATGCGTGGTCGTGCTGATGGCGCGATAGCCAAGCGCCTTCCACATGGCGGCAATCTCCGTGCTGACCCGATGGCCGATGCCTACCCCTTGAAAATCGGGCAGGACGACTGTCCGATGCTCCCGGCGAGCTGCCGGGCCGCCGCCCACGTGCGGCAGCCAGGCGGAGAAGCAAACAGGGCGTCCGTTCCACGTGGCCAGGAAACTGGTGGCGGAGGCGTTGAAGGCGCTCGTCAGATAGTGATGCGGCGCGAATAGCGGCCAGGCCCGGCTACCCTGGCAGCGAACGATTTCCAATGGAAGGGCTGGCCGTCCTCGAAGAAACCTCCATAGGAACTCGCCCTCGGCGGCCCGGTACACCCAATCGGGATTTAACCAGTCCTCGATGTCCTCGTGACAGGTAATGGCGATGAATTGGAGGTTGCGTTGGCGGACTGTCTTCGCCAGGGCGACGCTGCCGACCTGAGCGACGGTCCGGTCGACTACGGACGTGAACTCGTCAAAGACGATCGGCCCCGCCATGCTCTCATGGCGCCGGGGCGCAACCCCCGGGGATGCCGCTGCCGCGGCTGGCTCCGGACCGATCGCTTCGGCGAGCAACCGGGCGAGCGTCACCCGAAACTGCTGCCCGGTAGATAACACGTGAAAGGGCCGTAACCAGCTGGGCGGCGAGCTGAACCCAACCGACGACAATAGCGAGACCACGTCCTTGACGGACAAGGAAACAGGGAAGGCATCCAAGATCGTCTGGTTCAAGGGCCAGGCAATGCCTTGGGAGACGGCAAGTTCGTTGGGCCAGAGATGCCTGGCGATGGTGCTCTTGCCGCATCCGGAGGGGCCGACGATCAGGCCGATGGACCAGGGCCGGCTTTCGAGCGGCAGATTCACGTTCCATTGCTCGTGAGACTCCTTGGTGTCGGGGATGTCGAAGAGGCCGCGGACCTGGGCGACGCGTACCGTTTCCTCGATGGCCGTCGACACGGCGATGTTGGCTTGCATCAGTTGGTCTCCAGCTTGATAATCTCGACGTTCGGGTTCCCCAGGCCGAAGGCGGCCAGGATCTCGGCTTGCCGCTGGGCGGCCTTGTCGGTGAGGGCATGGCCGATGGGAATCGCGGCTGGCCCGCAGGGATACATGCAGATGACCAGGTTGGTGAGGCGCTCCCAAAGGCGCCTTCGGAACGCTCTTAGCTGAGCATCGGTTTGCATTGGATCCCTTGCCTTCGCAGCCTGGTCAATAGGTCGGCCTGGTCGTTCTCATCCTGGCAGGTGATGAGGATCATGAACTGGGCCGACGTGGACACACTCTTGACGCTCGGCGTCGTCTTCTGGAGGGCCTTGCGGGTGTCCTCCTCGGCCTGGTCGATGGCCGCCCACAAGGAGGCCACGGCCTGGCTGTCCTTCTCGACGGTTTCGCGGAGGTCGGTCAGAACCTGGATGTCGCGCCCGGCAAGCTGGGCGAGCGGATCGATGGCCAGGAGTAAGGCCCGGGCCTCGCTGTCGGTGACGTCCAGGACCTCGACGGTGACCTCGGCGTCGGGGTCCATCGACTGGCGCAGGTGACCGTCGATCAGCTTCAAGCGGCCGTCGGGCAGCTCGTAGACCAGCAGGCTGCGCGCGAAACCAACCTCGCCGTAGAGCGCGGCCAGTGCGTTCCTCTGGCTGTCGGTGTGCGTCCGGAAGTTCATTTCGTGCGGTACCAGGTCGCCGGCCCGGACGGTGCGGTGTCCTTTGATGCGGTTCCGGACGGTCATTGCCCCGCCTCCTTCGCTCCTAGGTTCGGTGCTCGGTGTTTACCTCTTTACCTAAGTCGAGTTTTTACTTAGCTTTTGGCCGATATATGTTGTGTCGCCTGGGTCCAATCACTCTAACATGGAGGTTTTGAGATGACGAGACTTTTTTGCCTTGCTTTGGTCGCGATCCCGCTGTCCGGCTGCGCCCTTCCCGGTAGCACCGCTACCACCGGATGGAGCTTTAGCGTTGGCAAGCCGAGCACCGCTCTTACGCCGGCGGTGCTCTCGCAAATGCCGGCGGCGTATGCGACTCAGGGGCTTGGGGCCGGTCCCCTCACCGCCCCGAAAGCGGCGCTGCCGTTCGCGATGGCTGGTGACTGCGGTCCGGGTGGTTCTGGCGGGGGCGGCGGCCCTGCTTTTGCTGCTGCTGCTCCCCGGTCTGATTGCACTCTGGATGACGTGTGCCGCCGCCTGGATTCCCTCGAACGGAAGATAAATGCGGCCACGGTCAAGGAGCTGTTGCCCATGCCGCGAGGGCAGGCCAATGAATGAGCTCGTGTTCGCGAAGGAAGCCTGCGAGCGGCTTTGCGTGAGTCGCTCGACGCTCTACCGCTGGATCAACAAGCGGAAGCTGCCGCTGCCCTTTCGCTACGGGACGCGGCGCTGGTATTGCTGGGAACGACCCAGCTTTGAGATGTTCCTGGTCGCGCGGTCGAATGGATCAATGGCGGCGCTCGCCTCATGAGCGTCGGATGTGAGACTCCTGTGTAGGGAGGGGGGAGGTACGGCCTATGGTTGGCAGCCTGGCGGCCGGCCTCCCTTTTTCAAGCCACCTGTGAGTGGTGAGTGGTGAGTGAGTGCGGTCTTACCACTTCGCGACTCACCACTCACCACTCACCAGGTTACTACTGGGCGTGTCCTCCATGATGGGCCGGCGGCGGATCTTCGGGTCCCCGCCGGTGTTGCCGCGCGCTGCGACGTAGCCGGCGGTCGGTGGCAAAGAACTGCTGGCGGGTGCCGGAGTCGGCGAACATCTGGGTCCAGCGTCCGTCTTTCCAGTAGGAGACGTAGCCGCCGGGCCGGATCTCCCACGGCTGGGCGCATTCGCCGAGATGGTCATAGGGCCCGTCTGGGGGCGGCGTGCCGAACCAGGCGGGATGGACGAAATTGCTGACGAGCGTGCCGTTGACGCGCGCGTCGGCGGCTCCGCTGAGACGGAAGGTGCCGTCCTGGACGGGGTCGTTAATTTCCAGGGCGATGACGTTGCCTCGTGGCGACACGCAGGCGCGGTTGATGCCCGGATTGACAAGCATTTCGGCGGCCTCGTGCGAGGCGACGACCGATGCATGCTGGCCCCGGGCCTGAGCGGTGGCAATGAACGCGAACCCGATTGGCTGGTTGTGGGCGAGCTGGTGGTAGCCAAGCACGCCGGCTTGATCGGCGTCGTCGGCGATGACGAGCGCCCAGGCATCGCCGGGCAGGACCTCGGCGCGGACCAGGCTGGCGGCCACGCCCCAGGCGGGACCAACGTGATGGTCGATATACTCCTGGAGTGCTGCGACCAGCACCTCCGGCTCGATGTCCATGGGCACGGTCTGGTGGAAAAGACACGCGATCGTCGGTTTCATGTTGATCTCCAAAAAAGGGATGCCTTATGGTAATCTCGGGAACATGGTTTTGGGAGGTGAAGTATGGCGATTCCCCCGGAAGTGCTGCTGACGACGTGCGATGTTTACAATGGATTCGGTGGTGCCGTGCGTACCTCCAATGTGGCCTGTCGGTTCACCGAGCAGATTGATGAGGGCCGGCCCCCGTCGCAGTATGATAACCCACCGCAGTTGCATCTGTTTGGCGCCGCCGTGGCACCGGCGGCGTCGGCGAACCTCGTGAACTCTGGGGCCATCGCCGCGGGCCAGTACGAGCTGATTTGCCACCTGTGCACCGATGATACCGCGGCCATTGGCAAGTACCTCGTTCTCCAGCATCTCAACGCGGGCCTGTCCGCGGTCCTTCATCAATGGCTGGTCCCGGCGCCGGGCTTCGGCCGTATCCAGGTGCCGCGCCTCGTGCTGGCGGCCAATGAGCAACTCCAGGTGTTTAATGGGACCGTGGCGGGGGCTGTCAACTCGACCTATAACGTGGACCTGTACCTGCGCCTGGCGACGGGCAGCCCGATCTGGTGGACACAGTACCTGGATCTCGATGACTCCATCGACATCCGCGATGGCTGCACGCGGACGGCTGGCGTGGACGCGCTCAACTACGCGGACGGCGATGAAGTCCGGATTCCTTCCGGCTCGAATAATCGCTATGTCGTCGTCTTTGTCACGATGCTCAGCCGCGGACTGCCCGGGCAGTACAAGCGAGCCTACCTGATCCGGCATTCCGCGGACTGGTCCAACCCTGGCAATGTCTGAGAGGTCCCCATGGCAACGAATTTGCAGCTGAACTACAGCATCGGTGCCACGATTCAGAATGGCACCGACCAGCAGATCGTCAATGTGATTATCAACAAGCTGGCGTGGAAGGAAGTGTCCACTACCGATGATCCGCCGCCGCACGGCCACGGCCTCGGCGGGCATTCGCGGAAGGTAAGCGGCCTCTCCGGTCATGCCGGCGGCTCCAACCAGCGGCTGCGCCGCTACCATAGCGCGGTGCCGCGCTGGACCCACGTGATGATTTGCGAGGCGAGCGTTGACGTTCGGGATGGTTACACGCGGATTCCCGGACGGACGCAACTTGCTTACCACGACTCCACGGTGGTGATTGCCCCGGTGATGGTCAACGGGGTGCTGAAACGGACAGAGACCTACGCGGTGGTGTTCGTGTCGAGCCAGGCCCAGGGTCCCGGGCAAGCGATTACCTGGAAGCGGGCCTACTTGCAGCTCAGCGCGGTGGCCTATTCGCCCTAGCCGCCGGCGATCATGATGTTGCGACTCTTGCGTGGTTCGAGGAGGCGGCGGACGGTGTCGGGCATGGGGGCGGGCGTCCCGACCGTTTCATCGGTTTGCTGCGTAAAATCGGCGGTCTTCTGCATCGGCAGGCCCGGGTCGCGCGTGGTGCGGTAGAAGGACTCGGCCACCCAGATTGCACAGGCCTCCTGGACCTGTTCGGGGACCGCCGTATACCCCGCCGTGTACTGGACCCGGAAGTTGTTGATGCCGGTGGGCCAGACCAGGTCCTCCGGATGGAGCAGCTCCGGATCGGTATAGGGAATGGCGCGGAGGAGCCAACCGGAGCGGTTGTTGATCTGGTACCCTGCCAGCTCGTAGGTGTGCATCTTCAATTCCGCGAACTGGCCGGCGGCCGTCAGGGCCCCCTGGCCGGCAAGGAAACTGTCGATGGTGTTGCTGTTGGGAGAGTAAAGATCTGCGGAGGGCCAGTTGTCGTATCCCTGTCCCTGAGCGGACCAGTTGCCGGCGTCGGCGGCGTTGACCGCCGCGGCCAGGGCAGTGATGGTGACGTTGGCGGCGAAGGTCAAGCCCGTCGTTGTCTGGGTCTGGACGCCGCTGGTCACGCGCGTGAGGCGCAGGCCGGTGTTTAAGACCTCGACGCGAGCCTGCGGCGTGTCGTTGGTGGAACGTGTGCACTGGATCTTCAGGACGGTTACCGGACGGTAGCGGACCGACTGGACGCTTTGTACGGGGTACTGACGAAGGATGAGTTCCCGTTGCCCGCGCCCCGAATAGAGTTCGTCGTAGCTGAAGGTGACAAAGTCGCGCTGGCAGAAATCCGCGATGGCCCGTGAACAGGCAGTGATGAGGGCGTTGACGGTGGTGGTCTGCGCCCCCGACAGCGTCTGGTTGTGGAGGTTGTAGAGGGCGCGGGCGTTGGTGATCAGGTCAACCGCTGCCATGGACGTGCTCCGTTAACTCGGTCGGCGACCGTGGTGTTGCGTCTTCCAGCCGCGGTGGACTTTCCAGCCGCCGCGACCGGGGGCCGGCGGCTTTTGGGCGGGTGGCCTGATCCTTGGCCGCGTCTTGGGTTGCTGGGGCCGGCGTGGGCGGCGGGAACGGCGGTGTTGAGAGAGTCGCATCGGACCTCCTTAACTGACCAGGTCGTCAATGGTCTGGGCGTAGTTGGCGCGGATGGCCTGGATGTTGTCGAGCAGGTTGGCGAACTGCTGTAACAGGGTGACCCCCGCGTTGAGGGCATTGGCGCTTCGGTTCAGGCCGCCGACGCTGGTCGGGTTGGCTGGGTTGGGCGTGCTGTCCGTGGCGCCCTGGGTGCCATCGGGCTTCCACGCGAAGGTCGGGAAGTTGTTCCAGGTCGCCCCGTACTGTTCGCTATTGAACTTGGCCAGGAACTCCGTGACGTCGCGCCGGAGCGCCTGGAACGTGGTCATGAAGCCGGTCACGGTGGTGGCCGCGGTGACGGCCAGGTCTTGTTTACTTTGGGGCATCGGGATTCCTCAAATGCTTGGCTGGGGTGGCCTGATCGAGCAGGGCCTCGACGGTGTCGTAACAGCCGGGGCAATACTCCTTGGCCCTGAGCGCGTGGCCGCCGGGCGACTGGCTGGTTACGGCGTGCCGTTCGCTTTTCTCCATCTGGCGGCCGCAGCGGTCGCAAACGATGATTTGCCTGGTTGCCATGTTACCTCCAGTCGGTGGCCCACAAAAACTTGGACAGCTTGATGGGACGAAGCCCCAGGGACCGCGTCCAGCTCGGCGCGGTGGCGTCGCCCGGGGTGTTCTTGTACTCCAGGATGGCCGCCTCCAGACATTTCCCCGAGTCGGTCTTGGTGCCGATGTCGAGCGTGTAGCGCTCGGTGGCGGTCTCGCACGCGTAGCGCTGGCAGCTGACGGTGACCACGGGGACGAGGTCCTCGTCGCCAAGCAGCTCCTGGGCGCGGCTGAGTAGATCGGCGGGCAAGCACTCCAGGAGCCGGGCCGGGACATAGCGGATGGCGTCCATTTCGGCGGGGCTGAGCAGGCGGCGGAATTTTTGATCCTCGGTTTTGGCGGACAGGGCGTAGGCGTCCACCTTGCCAACGGCAAGGTAGCAGCGGGTGCGGAGCGTGAGGTAGCGATCCGTCGCGAGCCGGGCCTTGCGGAGGTCGAAACAGGGCGAGTCGTAATACGTGGTGGAGATGGTCTGCCCCAGGAAACTGGGATCGAACTCCTCGGTCGGGAGCGACTGCATTTGCACGGCAACCGCGGGAAGGCGGTCTTGAAGGACCGTCCAGGTCCCGATGTTGACGCGGAGATCGGCGGCTGGCGCTTCCATGTTAGCTTCCGGGAGAGGGTGGAACGAGGGGGCGAACGTGGTCGAGGACCTTGGTAAGGACCCTCTCCGCGATCGGCAAGCCGAACTCGCCGATCAGCTCAGCGACGGCGACCCAGGGCAAGCCGGCGGCGGCGGTCCGGGCAAGTAGCCGGGCCGCGGCAAGGTCGGCGATGGCGTTCACATACGCGGGATTCTGGATGGTCATTAATCGTCTCCTCGTTGCATGATGGTGGCCAGCATGCTGGCCAGACTGCCCATGGCCGCGGAGCCAAGGGATACCAGGGCGATCGGGCTATCGTGGCCGGTCGCGGCCAGGAAGGTAATGCCGCCGCTGGCGAGGACGGCGATCCCGCCGATGAAGCCAACCACCATACGGTGGGTGGTGACGTCGTGTTTGCCGTTGTTGGGGCCTGGACTGCCGTTTGCCATGGGTGACCTCAAAAAGAGTGGGCGGTGATGGCCGCCATGACCAGGCGCACGGTCATGGTGTCACGGTCGGTTGGGTCGGTGATGAGACACCCCCTTACGTCACCACCTGGTTGGCGGTTGGCCAGGTGGTCGTGTTGTTGTTGGCGCTGGCCGGCTTGTGTTGGGCCTCGCCGCCAATCGCCATGCCCGCGACCGGAATGGTGGGGCTGGTACCGCCGATGGTGCAGACCACCGAAAGGCGGACAAGCTTGGCGCCGGCGTTTAACTGGCCAGCGCGGAGCTCGGCAGTGCCTCCGGTGTTTTGGGCATTGACGGTGAACGTGGGTGCCCCCGCCGTGTTCGTCCAGGTGGTTCCGTCCGGGGAATCCTGGAGCGTCCCGACAGCCGATAGGGTCGGCGAGGTCCCACCCCAGGTCCCGGTGAAGAAGATAAAGATCGCCCGCTGATTGAGGCTCAGGTCTACCTGGCCGGTGGTGACCGTGGTCGTGGCGGTGAGCTGCTGCGCCGCGATGGGGGATCGCAAATTGAGGCCTTGGGTGAGTTGTTCGGTGTACATGGTTCCTCGGGGTAGGCGAGGCGAAGGGCCCTGGGCGGGCCCTTGCCTCAGTTTCTACAGACAACAACAGTAGAACATGGGCTTTAATTCAGGCTGATAAATGGGCTGACGGTGCTCGTGCCGTCCTGTAGGGTAATGACCTTTTCCATCCACGGCTGGCCGTCGACGCGCTCCACGACGCGCCAGGTCATTTGGTTCTTGAGGAAGTTGACATGCTGGCTGGCCGCAATTTCGATCTGCATGCGGTCGCCGATGACGTAGAGCGACGGATCGAGAAGGTTGATGTCGCCAAAGGTGCCGTAGGTCGGTACTTTCTCGCTAAAGAGAACGGGCCGGCCAAACAGGGTCCCGGGAATCTTTTCCTGGGCGCCGCCGATGTTGGGGACCCAGACGATACGGCCGGAACTGTCCGCCAACTGGACCAACGGATTGAGGGCGTAGGGATGGAGGACCCAGATCGCGCGGTCCATCGAGGAGGGCAACAGGCGGCTGACCATCTTGGCGGCGTCAGCGAAGGTAAAGGTTTGGGTGCCGGCGCCGCCGGCACGCGTGACGCTCAGGTTGGCTCCGGCCTTGATCATGCCGATGGGCTTGCCGACCCCGTTGCCCTGGAAGAACGCGTAATCCTCGTACCATGCCAGGGCGCGGGAGAAGACGTTGAACAAAAACTGTTCCAGGCCGAAAGCGGCGTCCTGAAGAAGGACGTTGCTCGATACGGTATAACCGGAGAGTTCGTGCGCCTTCAGTTCCATCATCTTGAACTGCGGCTCGGTCTCGGTCCGGGTCTGGGCCTCCTCGGTCCAGTTCATGACGACGCCGCCGAAGAACGGCGACGTGCCCGCGGCCTGGACCGTGGTAACGTCGAGGTAGGGAAACATCATCGTGGCGCTCGCCATCGGCTGGATGAAAGCCCGCGACCGCACGATCGCTTTTTCCTCCATTGCTGCGAGGAGCTGCTGGTAGAATTGCGGCGGCGTGATGTAGCCGCCGGTGACGCCGGAGGCCTCGGCGAGAGCCGCCTTGCCAGTGTAGTCGATCCGCTCGGAGCCGTAATGCTTGAGCAGGTAACTGCTATCCTGGCGGGCGACGGCGCAGCACCAATCGCCGAAGTTCTTGTTGGGATCGCCGTCCTTGCCCTCGCCGAAGATGGCGGGGACGGCGTGCTTTTTCGCCAGCGCCTGGGCCTGGAGGAATTTTTCCAAAACCAGGTTGGTGGCCTTGGAGAAGGAATCGAACTGCGCCGCCATGGCTTTTTCGATGGCGGGGGTGAGCAGGTCTTCGTGGACCTTGACGGCGTGGCCGGCGGCTACCAGGGTCGTCGCCTCGGTTTCGGAGACGTCGACGCGTTGACCCGCCTTGACGCCCAGGTAATCGGTCTTGAACTCAATGAACATAAATACGACCTCGGAGGACTACGGATGGGGTACATCGCGCTACCCCGTGGACTTTGGAAACTGCCGGTCCGTCTCCAGGTCGGCCTGGCCGGGTAGCTTGGGGTCTACCTTGGCGGCCTGGACCCTAACGGCTAAGTAGTGAGTTCCGGCGGCTGGAGTCGAACCAGCGATCCCCGGGGCATGAACCCGGTGAGTTAGCCTGCTACTCTACGCCGGTGCCCTGATCATATCTTCCCCCGCGCCCGGTCCCAAGCTTCCTGCCAGAGCTTGTCAGCCATTTTTTCTAGGTCGATTCCGTGAATCCGGTTTGTAATGGCTTTATGGAGGTCTTCGAGGGTGGTATGGGCGAGGATCTTGGCCTTGCCGTCGCCGTCGGGCGGCTCCTTGCCGAACTGCCTGTAATGCTTGCCGAGATGGGCCTTGACAGCCTTGACATCGGCCTCGGAAAGGCCCATGTCGGCGCGGGCGCCGCCGGCGGCCGCGTAGGCGGCGACGACGCCCTTCCAGATGACGGCCAGCTTGCCGTCGACAATGTCATGGTGAGGGAGCTTGTAATCCTCCTTGTGCTGACCGTCGCCGGTGACGTAGGCAAAACCGCGCTGGTACTTCTTCAACTTGCCGCCGGACCAGTCCCAGAGGCGGCCCCGGGCGGCGTCGCCGTCCCAGGGATGGTCGGCGGGCGCGATCGCCGTGGCGGTATAGGCGACCACCCCTTTGCCGGCGATGTCGAGCTGTTCCAGGATGACTTCCGGAACGTCGCCCCCAAGTGCCTTGGACACGTCCTCGACGAGGGCGTCCTGATTCGCACCCAAAAACACGCAGGCGTATTCGAGGAGAATCCAGTCATCGATTACGCGCTTGACCTCGCTGGGCTTCCAGTTGCGCGCGGCATATTCGTTGTCGTCGGGAATATGCATCTTGACGGGGAGAAAGCCGATGGACTTCCCGTTGAGTAGACCGGCCTGGACCAGGAGAAAGGCATTGTCCGGCGGCCAGGCGTCGGCGCCGTCCTTGCCGCCCTCAGGCCAGTCCTTGGGTTTCTCGGGGTACTTCGTCTTGGCCTTGATGCCGACTTGGTCGCCGTCCTTGACGCGTTTTTGCCAGAGGCTCTTGCCCACGGGCGGACACCAGTAGGCGTGCTGCATGGTGACCACGGGGTTGGCCAGGAACTGGCTGGCGTTCATGCCGCGGGCGATGACAACCTCGCGGTCGCGGTCGGGGCTTTCCGTGGAGATCCAGGAGACGTCGGAGCGTTCGCCGGGGTTCAGCTCGGTCGGGGCCTGGGCGACGACCGCTTTCCGATAGGCGTAGTCGTCCGTCTTGGGCAGACTCTTGAGCACGTGGTCCAACATGCGGGCCTGGCGGTCGGACATCGGAAAGCCCAGTGGCCCTTCGGTGGTTCCATAGGTGGGAAGCCATTTCATGATGCGGTGTCCTCGGTGGAATCGGTTGTTTGGCGGTCGTCGTTGGTGTAACGGGGCGGCTGGTGGTTACGGCCGGTGTCGGGCGCTTCGTCGGCCCGGCGCTGGAAATCGACGCGTTCCCACTGGAGTGGGAGCCAGGGTACGTTGCCCCAGGGTACGGGAGCGAGGCCGCGTTCCTGGCGCACTTCGTTGATGGACACGACGCCGTACTTCATGTCCAGATCGCGTTTGGTGACTTCGTTTTCGAGGTTGACCGGAACCGGATCTTCGGAGGCCAGGAAGAGCCGGCCGCTGGGGTCGTAGTACGGGATCAGGCGCTCGTTGAGCTTCTCGTCGCGACGTGACAGGCGCGGGCTGATGGCTAGCTGCATGTGCTGGCTGTGGGCGGCCTGGATGTTGGCCATGTTCGTGTTCCCGGTCATGAAGGCGATTGGGAAATGGAAGGCATTGCAGATGTCTTCCTTGGTGTGCATGTTCTCGGCCAGCTGGCTGAGGTCGCCGAGCTGCTCGCGAAGCAGGGTCACGGTGAGCGGGTTTTCCGAGACCAGGGCCCGCCCGGCGCCGCCGCGGCGGAAGCGCTGATTCCATTGGGCTTCGAGCCGGTCGCGTTCATCGGGACCCATGACGTCGGCGGCGGCGATGATGGCGTCGGGAGTCGCGGTATTCTCCATGACGCTGGTACGCCGGGCGGTGTAGTGTGAGGCGAGCTGCGCCTGTTCGTAGCAGGCGCGGAGCGGGGAATAGCCGGCGGTGTAGGGATCGCGCGGATCGGGGTAGCGGAAGTGAATGACCTCCTCGGGGGCGAAGCGCTGACTGTGCGAGCCATTGCGGTAGTCGTAGTAATCGACCAGGTTGGGAGAATTAGGCTCGCGTTTGGGCGTCACGTTTTGCGCGGGCAGTATCCAGATGGCCTCGGGGATTCCCAGCGGGCCGATGTCGAGTTTCCAGTAGGCGCAGCCCTGAACCTCCTGATAGAGCGTCGTTAGCTCCCAGAGGTCGAACTGGTTATGCACCGGGTTCGGCCTCTGGATGAGCCGCAGAATGGGATGGTCCATGACCTCCTGAAGCTTGGCGGCCTTGGTCCAGCGGGCCGGAAAATCCTTGCGCGAACGGAGCCAGTCCTCAGTCTTGCGGGAGAGCCTGGCGGTCAGACATTTTGGGTCCGGATCGGCGTGGCCGGTGGCGACGAAAAGGCGCGGGTAGTAGTTGGCGCAGACGGCGGCGTTGCCGGTGGCGCAGCACCAAGCGGTATTCTTCAGCTCGAGCATCAGCTCGTTGGGAGTCGGCTCGCGCTGGCGCTTGTAGAGGTCGATGTAGCTAGATCCGGACCATTGGGTCCCGGTCAAAGACATGGGAGCGGCCTTGGCGGGGGCCCAGCTGACAAACCCGGTATGAATGGTGGCCATCGGGCCTCCCGTTTAGTGGGTGTGGTGGAGACGTTTGCGGATCACCCGGTAGCCGCCCCCGCAGCGCTGGCGCTCGTTGATCGCGGCCAGGATGCGGGGAATGTCGCGGTGGTACAGCGGGCCAGGCTGGTAGCC